TTGATCTTGGTGCTGCTTTGGCTGGTGGTGGCTCTGTAGGGGCCATGGCTGAGACTGACCCTGCACTTGTGCAACAACGGTCTAAGAACGCTGAAGCAGCCATTGAAGCCCTTCAAAAGACTGGTAGGGATCCTCAGGGTTTCAGTTACGGCATTAAGCCTTCTGTGCCTATTGCTGGTCCTTTGTTCAGTGAAGACAGTGAGTTTGTAAAGAAGAACATCAAACCAAAGACTGCTCTTGGTCAACTGACCTCTAGCGTTGGTGCTGCTTTGTTGTTTGATGTTGGTGTCAACAAGCTTACGAAAGCGCCGTCTCTTGCTGGTAAAACCATTGAGACTGCTGACAAGCTTTCTGACATTTGGAAGAACAAAGACCTAGCTGCTGGTGCTCGGGTCATGGCGTCTTATCTCGTTAAAGACGTATTGCCTGAGAGCCTTCAAGATGCAATGTTCTTTATGCCTCAGCCTCCTGCAGCAATGCAGAAGCAGCTTGATGACATTCAGAAACTCCAAACACCTGAAGAGCGTATTCGTGCTGCTGAAGCTCTGAGAGCTACCAATCCTGACCAGTTCAACTACGCCTTTGAACAACTCAAAAACACAGGTGTAGGCGCTGCAGCTACTACTGGTCTTCGTGGTACGTTCTACCTTGCCAATCGGTTCCTCAGTAAAGCCACCAGTGGTATCCCTGCCAATCAAGCGATGGAAGAGGCCACTCAAGAGGCTCTTCCGCTGATCCGGCAAGAAGTAGAAGCAGAGGGTATTAAGAAGGCTTCTGAGACCATTGAAGACCGCTTAGGTACCGTTACGGCTGATCTGTACAAGAAGATCGATGAGAACGTAGCTCAGATTGCTTTTGGTGCTCGAGCTGGTGGTGAGTCGTTCCTGAAAAAGCAGCAAGAAATCATCCCTGATCTTCAACGGCTGCAAGAGGAGCTCAAAGCTGTCCCTGAAATTGGTACAGAACGAGTTACTACTGAAGCTCAAATTGAAGCGTTGCAAAAGAGTTTGGGCGTTAAAACACCTGATCAAATTGCAGCTAAACAACAGATGCTTGAAGAGCGTCTAACTGCTTATGAAGCTGCTTCTGCTGCTGACCCTGATTGGATCAATAAGTCCACTGGAAAGGGTAAGAGGGCTAGCAAAAACAGCACCAAGCTTCGTATGGCTTCTGAAGCTGCTGAACGGCTTCAAGAGCTTCAACTACTGCAAACCAAGCTTCAAGAGCTAGACAACGTTGATCTTGAGCGGGTAGCAAAAATGTCTGCCCTTGAATCAAAAATTGCTGAAGGTCAAACAGCTTCTATTGCTTTCAACAACTCTCTTCGTGATGCTCGTATCTTGATTGACAAGCTGGATGAGCTGAACGCAGAACGTATTGGGTATCTAGAAAGCCGTAACCGTATCCTCTTTAATCAAAACCGTCTCGATGAGATTGATTTGGATTACAGCCTTAAAGACGCTTTTGGACAAGCTTACGGTGAGCTCAAAGACCTTTTAAACGCAGGTGAAGCGGCTGTTGTAAGCAACAACGTCAATCCTCAGTTTGTTCAAATGTTTGTGAATCGTGTTGATGAGATTCACAACAAAGTTATTGATAATGGTGGTTTGGCTCCTGTTATCCCTGAGATTCCTGAAGAGTTGGCTGAAAGCGCTGTTCAAGGTATTGATGTACCTGAACAAACTCTTCTGACTCCTCGAGCTGCTGCTCCTGTCGTTAATGAGGTACCTGTTACCAAAACTGATGAAGGGGAAATCGTTGTTGATGTTGATACCCTTGGTGAGCGTCAAGCCCTGAGGGAGATGCGTCCTGGAGATGATGTAGCTACGTCTCCTGAAGAAGTTATTCGAGAAGTCAAGCGGGACTTTGGTGTTGATCAAGATCCTACTGAAACTCTTGAAACTCTTAATGAGTTCACTGCTGGTTATGAAAAAGCTCTTAAAGAGCAGCGTCGTTTAATCGAGAAAACTGGTGATGAAGAGATCGCTGAGAAAGCTTTTGAAATCTTTAACACCAACGCAACTAAGTACACTTCCAGTTTTGAAAACGCTGCTTCTGTAAAAGCGTTGTTTGACACTTTTGATCGTCAAAAGATTGTTCCTCAGCAATATGCTCTTGGCATTAGAAAACTTGCAGAGTTTCTTGGTGGTGACTCCCGCCTCAATCAACTTGCAACGTTTGTTCAAGCAGAAGAGTTTGGTAAGGACATTCAGAAAAACTTGAACCTGATTATGGTGACAACTTCAATGTTGGACACCAACGCCGCTGCTGCTTTCAAATCCTCTCGTAATCTCAGGAAGATTATGAGTGGTGAAGAGATTGATGGTCTAGATCGCATCACTGCTCTTGAAACGTTCCAAAAGAACTTTGGTGTGTTCCTGGCAAACTCCAGGGCTTTGAACGAAATGATGTATGGCGTTGGTAACGCTTTGCGTCTGTTCAGTGTTCGTAATCGTCTTCAGTTTGGTGACGCTAAAACACTGTTTGGTAACTTCAACCAACAACTAGCCAGCTTTGGTGATTCTGAAGCTTTTGCTAATCAGCTTGCTGATAAAACCAAAGCAGCTCGTGAGGAATTTGAACAGCACTACGGTCCTCTTCTCGACAAGATTCGTAAAGGTGAAGAGCTGGATCAAGAAGAGATGGCTGGTATTGAGAACCTTGTAGAGCGTATCTATGAGGCTCAAGGTGATGTAACCAAGATGAAGGAGCTTGAGGTTACGGCTGATGCAGTGTTGGCTCGTATTCAAATCAACTCTCCTCTTAGTAACCCTGCAACGGTTTTCTCGATTCCTTTGCAAGGTATTCCTGAAACTGCTCTTGAACTAACCGGACAAGCTGTTAGTGGTGTCATTACAGGCACTATGGCTAAGTTTGTTGGTAAAACTGAATTTGCCAAAGAAAGTTTGGATGAAGCCCGTGTTGCTGCTGACACGTTGCTGCAAATGAGGTTTGTCATTGGTGAAGCCCTTGAAGCCACCTATAACCGTTTTGTGTTTGGTAAAGCTATTACCGACCCTGACCAAGCTGCAGATGCTGCTTATGAGCTTCGTCGTAGTGGTGGTCTTCGTAGGGAAGAAGCTATTGCTGAAGACCTAGCTCAAACTCGTATTAAGTCTCCGTTTTTTAACTACGTCCTTGAGCGTGGTGAAGGTGACGACCAACTGTTTGACACCATCAATAAGGCTCGAGTACTGACCAAAGTTTTCCACGACTATTTCATTCCTGGTGAAGCTTGGGCTAAACGCAGCAAGGTAGGTCAAGCCTTTGGGCTTACTACAACAGGTTTGCGTGGAATGGGGCTTGGTAAAAAGAGCTATTACCCTGGTGGTGAAAACGTAAACCTTGGGTTGTTCTCTCAGCTTTCTGCTACGGCTGATGAGTTCTCAACTGCTCTTTATGCCAATGCTCACGTCAGGGCTCTTGTTAACAAAGAAGTTGACGAGCAAATTGCTGCTGGTTTGATTAACCGAGAAGATCGGGCTACTGAAATCAGCAACCGTCTCAACAAAGAAATGTCTGAGATGTATCGACCAGTCAAAGTTGGTTTTGATCAGAAAACTGTTGGCTACTCAGTTCTTGATAATCAAATCCTTCAACTAACTCGTGCTGTAAACCTTACAGAAGAGTTGACTGGGCCTCTTGCTGATATTGCAGATTCTGTTAATTCTCTTCGTAACGCTAAAGATGCAAAAGTAAGAGCGTTTGGACGGGACTTGTTCCCATTTCTTACCTCGCCCTTAAATGGCATTAAACGTGCTGCCATGATTGCTTATGGCGGTGAAGCTATTCGATTTGGTGGTGATCTTGGCGCTACTGCTATTCAAGCTGGTGTTAAAAACCTCCCAGACGAAGTAGCCAAACTTTTACCTGCAAAAGTCAGGCAAGACATTATTGATTTTGAAAGTAAGTATCTTCACACTGATCCTCAAATTCGTACCAAAGCTCAAGGTGCCTTAGCACTTTCATTTGGTATTAACGCCCTTGCTTGGTTCTTGCTTCGAGATGGTAACCAAGACATTACTGGTGGTCTTGAAAATTCCTACCGAGAAGCTGAAGGAGCTCGTAATCCATACACCTGGAAGATTGGTGGAATGATGCTTCCGTATCGTTACTTGCCTGTTATTGGTAACACCCTTGCTTTCCACGCTTCTATTCGAGACCTTCAAGAGTTTGCACCTGGAAGGGACACCAGTGGCTTGATTGCGATTGCTACTTCTGCTTTGGCAAACACCATTCTTGAGACTCCTGCCATTGCTGGTTTTGATCGCATTATTAAAGCTCTTACCTCTGCAAGTAACGGAGATGTGTCACGGATGCAAAAAGTCATTTCTGACTCTGTTTCCAAAGTCACTGATCCTTACCTGAATTTAAGAAAAGTTATTATTGAAGGATTTGATCCTCGTAAGCCTGCTTCTCCTATAACTCGTTATGTTGGAAAAGGTTTTTATGAAACTGGGAAATTAAGCGAAAAGGGACTTAGCGGAGCTGATTTAGCTAACAGCATCCTTGAGTCAGCGTTTGGTTCCTTTGGTATTGCTGCTGAATACAGTCCTGCAGGCCTTCTGGCTGATGCGGTAGTAAGCAGCATAAGAGGCGATTTTGACTACCGTACAGCGTCTCGTAAAGCCCTTTGGTACGGCAAACCAGGAGCTACGGTCAACGCCAATCACGCTGGTAAGTGGTATCCCTTGCAGGCTATCCTCGGTCGTTACTGGCTGTTCCCCGACAAGCTTGAGACAGATCCTGTGGCAAGGGAAATGGTTTACAACTTGATTTCAGGACCTCGTAAAACTTTGTTTAGCTCTGATGGAGTTGGTATTAACGAAACTGTATTAAATAATTTCAATCATTTTCTTAATGAAGAATTTGAGTTTTACGATGACACTTTTAAAAAGGAATACAAAGGTGTTCATAGCTATTTGAAAGACCTTGTAACCAGCAAGCTCTACACCCAGTATCCTGGAGTTGATTCTCCTTATCGCATCGGTCCTATGGGTCTTGTTCAAGATCCTAATTGGGGTCGAGAAGATAATATGCGTCGGGTGATTCTTAAAAACGAAACAGATAGACTCATTAGTATCGCCAAGGAGCAATTTTTAAATGGCAATCTTCCCGGTCAACGCTACAAAGCTTCACCTGAATTGAAACAAATGGTCCTTAACAATCGTCTGACCGGAGGTATGCAGTAATGGCTTACGCATCAATCACTTATACCAGTGCTTCTGGTACCACGTTTGCTCTCACTAACAGCAGCGGTAATGCTATTGAGTACCTGAGACAAGCTGACATTTTTGTATATGTTAATGGAGTTTTAAAAACTCTTACTACTGATTACACCTTTAACACCGCTGGAACTGCCATTGTCCTCAACACTGCAGTTTCTGGTGCCACTGTTCTTATTCAAAGAACTACCGGCATTGACGACAACGTAGTTGTTTACACGGCTGGTTCAACTCTTACAGCAGCAGACCTTAATAACGCTTCTAACCAAAACCTTTACGCTCTTCAAGAGTTTCGAGATACCTACGGAGCTCTTCTTGGTGGTGGTGGTGATTTAAGTGATCAAGCAGCCATTATTGGTTCTGGTGAAACTTGGTCTTCAAACAACTCTCAATGGGCTACTACTGCTGCCACTGATGGACGTATTGACAGCAAAATTGATACTGCTTTAACAACTGATGTTGTTGCTGGTACTGATATCAGTATTACTGACAACAGCCCTAGTAGTGGTCAAATCACCATTGCTCACAACGTTGCTGGTGCTAACACTACCGTCAACAACAGTGATGGGACTGTCCTTCAAGACATTACAGTAACAGCTCAAGGTCACGTTACCTCTGTTGGCTCTTATAACCTTGATAACCGCTATTACACCGAAACAGAACTTGATAACGGCCAACTTGATACTCGTTATTACACAGAAACAGAGGCTGATAATCGTTTCGTAAACGTTATTGGTGCTGAATCTATTGATGGTGTAAAAACGTTCACTAGTAGCCCTATTGTTCCAACCCCTACAACGGATTATCAAGCAGCAACTAAAGTTTATGTTGATGCTAATTTTTGGAACAAAACTTCAGAAACCATTGATGGCACTGAAGCTTGGGTAAGTAATAACACTACTGTTCCAACTACTCAAGCTGTTAACGGTCGAATTATTGATTTACTTAACGACATTGGTTCTTACGTTGTTGTAGCTACTGAAGTTACATTTCCTAATGGAGGTGTAGTAGATGGTGGTGGTGCTCCTGATGCTGATGTTCTTGTTGAAGTTACTGATGCCTCCGGTCTTGCCTGGACTAGTGGTACCTCAACTAACGCAACAACTTCTGGTGGTACTGCAGTAACAATTACTGGAATTACTGGTACTGGCCCACTTAATTCGGGTGGTATGCAGGTGCTATCTACAAGCACTCTTCATACTTATACCTTTGTTAAATGGACATTAACTTCTAGCGTTGCTCAGACTATTTCTGACAACATTACTGAAATTCTTCAAGCAGATGATAACGCTGCTGCAGCAGCTGCTTCTGCTTCTGCTGCTGCTACTTCTGCCTCTAACGCTGCTACTTCTGCCTCTAACGCTGCTACAAGCGCTTCTAACGCTGCCACTTCAGCCACTAATGCAGCTAACAGCGCTACAACAGCACAAAGCGCAGCTGCAACTCTTCTTGGTCTTGGTTATTTAGCTGATTGGGGTTTGGTTGTTGATGCAGTAGCCACCAGTTCTGATTACGGTAGTCTTTAATTAAAGGAGCTTTTCGCTAATGTCCACTCAAATTCAACGTCGTCGCGGTACTACTGCTCAACACGCTTCGTTTACTGGAGTTGTTG